TCTATTGTTATTTTTAACGATTTATAACTCAAACACTGTGTTTGAAATGTTAAAAGGTGTAATACACTTCTTACCATGAACTAAAACTACTGAAAGATCCACCTAAGGCATCACTCGCAGCTAGAATATTATCTCCATTTGAATAGTTTTCATCAATTGGCGAAGAAGCATTTATTAATGGTGTTTGGTCTTGTTTATACATATTATTATAGTTTGGCATTTTAACCGGCTCGGAATTGTTTTGTTGATTATTTTGAGAATAAGATGAGTTGCTTGGAAGTTGGTTTATGGATGTCCCGTCATTATAATTTATTTGTTTTTCTTGTGAGATTGGTTGTGAAACTTTTACAACTGGTTTATTTGATTTTTGATTATTATCTTTTTTACCTTCCCATAATTCGTACAATCTATCTGTAATAATACTAATCTTATCACCTAATTTTGTTTGAAGACTCATTGTAATCATTAAAACAGCTAAAATAATAAAAATAATACTAAATTCAGGATATTTCATTCCACTATATGTTGGAATATAAGTTATTACTCTATGAATAAGTAATAATCCAATAAATATACAAATTATTTGGATAATTATTTCTGCTAAAATTTCAATACTTCCTTTTTGTTCATCCGCTTCTGGAACATATTTCTGCATAGTTTTATTTAAAATTACAATTGGAATGATTGAAATTATAGAATATTGTATAACGTTTAACATATCTGATTTGGAATCTTCGTCAAAATTCAAAACATGTTTAAAAAAACCACTTGCTGTTTTTGTTGTATTATCTAAACTTTCCATATGAAGTATAAAAAGAAATTAAAAATTAACATTTTAAGAAACTATATATATGACACAAATATCATAAAAGTAAATCAACAACCCTATAATCAGGAACGACAACAATTACGATTTTTATATTTTATCATACCACATCACCTTGACAAATATATAATCACTACATATATAGTTTAGCAATATATATTTATACAGTATGCGAATCATTTTATTGACATATGAAATAGTCGTTAAAATACTAATTATAAGTTGCGTAAGTAATCAGAAAACAATATATTTAATATAAGTAATGAAGAATAGAGCAGTTTCAGCACCACGAAGACCTCAACCTATGCCTCCATCACGAATGGGAAATCAACCACCACCACCACAACAAAACTCCAGACCACAACAACAACAACAACAACAACAACAACAACAACCACAACAACCACAACAGAATAATAAACACAAAATATCTATTTCAGATGCTATTGGATTAACCACTATAAGATTATCAAAAGTTGAACAATTTATTAGTAAATTTCAAGAAAATAATGATGGATTTGAATCAAATCAAGGGTTATATCAATTTAATGATAATAGTAACAATAATACAGATGTTTTTGAAATTATTAATACTAGATTGAATAATATCGAACAAGTCGTTAATAATAATAAAATACAAGAACGATTACTAAAATGTGAGAATGATTTAGCTGATACAAAGGATTTATTAATAAAATTAGTTCTTAAACATGAAAAATTGTCTACAGACATAACTACCAGATTAAACGCCCACGACGCATATATTTTAGAACAAAAAACAAAATGTTATATTAATGAAAAATCTCAAACAGATAATTTACAAATCGATTATGACGCAACGGATAACGAAGAAATCGTCGATGATTCTGTAGTTATTCAACCATCAGATAATACAGATACCTCATCATTTTAAAAAATTAAGCGTTGAATATTATAATATAAAAATGAATATTATAATATAATGGCATCATACCATACTGAAATTACAAATACACAATATGAAAATGAACAATTATTACTTAAAATATTAAACATGTTATGTTATATAAATTTAGATAATAATATTGTATTAAATTATCAGTATTTTAAATTCATTGGCAATTCGAACACATATACTGTTTTAATACAACATATTGTAAATGTATTTGAAAAATGTTTATCCAGCCAACCTACATTGAAAATTCATTTATACATAAAAACAGTTACTTTGGCTGATATTAATAAACACTTAACATTTATAAAACTATTTACGGAAACATTAAAGATGAAATTTCCTGATAAATTAGAAAAATGTTTTATTTATGATCCATCCTTTATTTTTTCTCAAATTTACGGCATTATTTCCAAATTTATAGATAAACCAACATTACAAAAAATTGAAGTTATAAAAAACTCGTAATACTTTTTAAAATTTATTATTTGTATTTAATAATCTAATGAGAATAATAATTAGTTTTTTCGTTTTTTGTGTAATATTATTCATTTATTTACATGTTCAATTTCATTTGAAGACTTCGAATGACCTAGAAATGTATGAGTTCGACACGGCTTCAAAAGATAAATTTGAAGAAATATGCGATATAAGACAACCCGTGTTATTCGATTTCGATAATAACAAAATAATAGAAACCACAAATAAAACATATATTCAGGACAATTATCATGCTTTTGAAATTAAAATACGAAATAATAATGAAAATGATACTAATTCCGAATTATTTATTCCACTTCATATACATTCAGCTGTTAAATTATTTGACGAAGATAAAACATCAACCTACTTTTCTGAAAACAATAATGATTTTTTACAGGAATCAGGCGTTATTAAAAATATGCAATATTACGATGAATATTTACGACCATATATGGTTTCTAATTGTGAGTACGATATTATTATGGGAAGTAATAACTGCGCTACACCATTTAGATATGAAATTAATTATAGAAACTTCTTTTTAATGACACAAGGCACGGCAACTGTTAAATTAGCGCCTCCTAAAAGCACTCGTTATTTATTCCCCAAATATGATTATGATAACTTTGAGTTTAATTCTCCAGTTAATCCTTGGAATGTCCAACCACAGTATACATCGGATTTTGATAAAATTAAGTGTCTTGAATTCAATCTTGTTCAAGGCAAGACAATATATATACCCGCGTTTTGGTGGTATAGTATTAAATTAGGAAATAATACAAGTATATCTTGTTTTCGATATCGCACCTATATGAATAATATGGCTATTTCTCCATATTACGGAATGCATATGTTACAAATACAAAATGTAAAAAGAAATACCAATAAAAAAGTTAATATAAACGACACACTACATAAAAATATACCTTGTGATATTAAAGAAGAACAAGAAATACTTGAAACTCCAACTGTTATCGAGTCATCCAAAATCCCAGAAGCGGCTAACTTATATAATTAAAATATTTAAATGTTTTAACATATACCTATTAATGACGACCTATAAAATACAAATACAAAAATCATCATATGTTATAACTGATAATTATACATGTCAACAAATAGACATTTCATTAAACCCAACAGAACATAAATTATTTAATAATGATGTTTTTACATATGATACGGTAATAAACCAAGTTAATATAATTAGTTCACCTCTTAGGACCACCAATTATTTAATTCCAGGAGTGTTGATATTAAAAAATAACAAAAGTTATGGAAGAAATAAAACAAATAACAAACTTATGTATAAATGTATTTCATACGATAAACAAATACCTGTATTTTTAGTTCCTTATGAAATAAAAAATATTGGATTTTCTAAAATATTACATAATTTATATGTAATAATTAATTATGTGAATTGGAATAATAAACATCCTCATGGAGTTATAATACAAACTATAGGTGAAATACATAACTTATCTAATTTTTACGAATATCAATTATGTTGTAAGAATTTAAATATTTCTATTAAACAATTCACAAAAGATACTATCACTATAACAAAACAAAATAATAATGATATGGTTTTTAATAATATCATTAAGACCTATCCAAATATAGAAGACCGAACTAATACTCAAAAATGGGGTATTTTTACAATCGACCCACCTAAAAGCACCGATTTTGATGATGGATTTAGCATAATAGAATTAGAGAATGGAATCATACAATTAAGTATTTACATATCTAATGTATCTATTTTATTAGATGTACTAAATTTATGGGAGGTGTTTTCAAAACGAATCACAACTATTTATCTTCCAGATAAAAAAATACCGATGCTTCCAACAATATTATCTGATGGATTGTGTAGTCTTCAAGAGAACAAAACAAGAATAACATTAGTTATGGATTTATTTATTAAAGACAATGTTGTGATTAATACCACTTATAGTAATTGTATTATTAAAGTAAAAAAGAATTATGTATATGAAGAACCCGAGTTATTATGTTCTCATAATTATAAAAAGTTATTTCAAATTACACAGAAATTATCCATGAAATACAAATACATTAATAATGTATCTAATAGTCATGATCTTGTATCATACTTTATGATTTTTATGAACTATACCTGCGCAACTGAAATGATTAAACATAATAATGGAATATTTAGAACTACCACTTATAATAAAGAAAAAGTACCCGAACATATAAGCAAACATGTTAATTATTATGGCAATGTTTCTGGAAAATATCTTTATTACGGTGACATATTACAACATCATTCATTAAATCTGGAAGCATATATTCATATTACAAGCCCAATTAGAAGATTAGTTGATTTATTAAATAGTATTCAGTTTCAAAAAAATAATAATATTATTTTATCAGATAACGCATACACCTTTTTCAATAAATGGGTGAATGAACTTGAATATATTAACACAACGATGCGTTCTGTCCGAAAAGTTCAGAACGATTGCTATTTATTAAATTTATATGTTAACACACCAGAAACAATAACTAAATTATATGATGGTTATATTTTTGAAATAAATGTAAGAGATGATGGATTATATAAATTTATAGTATATTTACCTGAACTTAAAATAACGACCAGTTTTAAATTAAATAATAATTTAGAACTTTATACAAAACATACATTTAAATTATATTTATTTAATGATGAGGACACCTTAAATAAAAAGGTTAGATTACAAATAGTAAAACCAATATAAACACTACTTATTATGATTACTTATTAGAATTATTAATGGTAAAAGTGTGTTTAGGTACTTATCCAGAAACGAATGAAACAATATATAAATCTCATTTTGAAAAATACTCATTTCCATTAAGTAATTTTCAAAAATACGCGATAGAAGGAATCATTAAAGGAAGACACGCTTTGGTGTGTGCACCCACCGGAAGTGGCAAAACACTAGTCGCTGATTTTGCTATTGATTATTTTGTTTCTTTAGGTAAAAAAGTAATTTATACGAGTCCTATTAAAGCATTATCCAACCAAAAATTTTATGAATTTACACAAAAATATCCCCACATTACTTTTGGAATTTTAACTGGAGATATAAAAACAAATCCTGAAGCTGATGTTCTTATAATGACTTCTGAAATATTATTAAATCAAATGTATTACAACAAATCATTAAATAAATCATCAAATACAAATATATCCTTTAATATAGATATTGACAAAGATGTCGGATGTGTAATAATGGATGAGGTACATTACATTAATGATAAAGACAGAGGACATGTATGGGAAGAAACAATTATGATGCTTCCACCTCAAATTCAAATGGTTATGCTTTCAGCAACACTCGACGCACCTGACAAATTTGCGTTATGGTGTGAAACTAGAAACAACGAACACAAAGAGGTTTACTTGGCGACAGAAACAATCCGTAATGTTCCATTAACTCATTATAGTTTTATAACAACTAATAACGGTATTTTCAAAGCAATAAAGGATAAATCAAAACAAGATGAAATAAAATCACTTACAAATAAACCATTCATTATTCAAGATAGTAAAGGCGTATTTAACGAAACTCATTATTTTAAAATGACTAAAATGTTAAAATTGTTTAGTGATAATAATGTATATGTAAATCGACAACACACATTAAACCAAATAACAAAATATATGGTTGACAATACAATGTTACCTGCGTTATGTTTTGTTTTATCGAGAAAAACAATCGAAATATGTGCGAAAGAAGTAACCACTGTTTTATTGGAAGATGATTCTAAAGTTCCTTATATTATTCAAAAAGAATGCGAACAAATATTACGAAAACTACCTAATTATAAAGAATATTTGGAACTACCCGAATATATAAATATGATTTCTTTATTAGAAAAAGGGATCGCAATACATCACGCAGGAGTTATGCCCATATTAAGGGAGATGGTTGAATTGCTTTATGCTAAAGGATATATTAAACTTTTATTTGCGACAGAAACATTTTCAATAGGACTAAATATGCCTACTAAAACCGTTATTTTTACGGACATTCATAAATATGATGGACATATCTCCCGATTTTTTCATTCACATGAATATACCCAAATGGCTGGAAGAGCCGGAAGAAGAGGAATTGATACAGTTGGGCATGTGATACATCTTAATAATATTTTTAAAAATATGGATTTAATAAATTATAAAATTATGATGAAAGGAACCCCACAAGTATTAGTATCTAAATTTAAAATTTCTTACAATTTATTATTAAATCTAATCGATTTAAATGAAAATACATCACAGCATGACCTATTTATTATAAATTTTACGAAAAAAAGCATGATACAACAAGACATTGATAATAATTTAAAAGAAATTCAAACACAACTAAATAGTGTAAAAATTGAATTAGACAAATTTGAAGAAGTTATTCAAACTTTAAATACACCGACACCAATTATAAATGAATATTTAAGTTTAACGGTATCACTACCCAACCTAATTAATAAAAAAAAGAGAGAATCTGAAAGAAAAATACAAAAAATACAATCAGAATACAAATTCATTGACAACGACAAAATAACCATTCAAAAATATAATGACAAAAAACAAAAATATAGTGATTTATCTGAAGATATTCAAACTCAACAATACATTATATATAGACAATTTAAATTTATTATTGATTTTTTAATACAACAAGGATTTATTCAACAAGATTATAAATTATCCAATAAAGGATTTATTGCTTCACAAATAAAAGAATTACACTGTCTTACATTTTCAAATCTTATTTTAGAAAATAAAATATCTATATTATCACCAAAACAATTAGTTATTGTTTTTAGTTGTTTTACAAATATTTTAGTTTGTGAAGAACTAAAAACATATACTCCATATTCGACAGATAAAGACATATTAAAAATAATAACCGAAATAAATAATACATATAACTTTTATATTGATACTGAATCAACAAATCAAATAAATACAGGGTGTGATTATAATATACATTTCGATTTATTACAATATGTTGATAAATGGTGTGATTGTGAAAATATTCAAGATTGTAAATTATTTATCCAAATATTAAAAAAAGAAAAGGATATTAGTATAGGGGATTTTGTAAAGGCGTTATTAAAAATTAATAATATTTCATCCGAAATGGAAAAAATCGCAGAACATAATAATGATATGTTTTTTTTACAGAATTTAAAAGAAATACCAAATATAAC